TTGTGTTCTCCTCACGGCGGAGGTGGGCTGTATTAAGGCACAGTGTCTTGAATTGCGACCGCTCAAAAAACAGGCCGCAAACCTCAATAGATTCTAGGTTGGGGTTGTTTTTGAACTCATCGCCAAAGTTTATTTTGGTGCGCTTGGCTGTTTTCTTGCCGTTCTCTTCGGGCAATATTGCCTTGTGTTTCATCGTGTTTTTGTTACTAGGTTTATCTGGTAGCAAGGGCGGTAGCTCCCGCATCTCCGCTAAAGATACCAAGGATGCTACCAGTGGCAAGGATTATTTACGCTTAAATGAAACTTTTTTTCGGGGCGGTGAACGTGGGCAGTACTGGGCAGTACTGAATCGGGCCGGATTGCTGGCACATGATCGGGCGGTAGGGTTGGCAATCAATAGCGGGTTGGGGTCGATAGGATCGGGCCGGATTGGATTTGATGTGGCAGGGGGTAGGATCGGGAATCGCGAGAGGGGGGATTAAAGTCTTATTTATTGCGTACATTTAACGGGCCTTGAAGGGGTGCTGTAGGCATCGGGTATGCCTACAAGGTGGTGTATCATTCCGGCGCAGAAAAGCCCTCACAGGGGCATTTAGAGGCCACAAGATATTGGGGGTATATTCCGCCCACACCACAAGATACAGATCGTGCAGGATCGGGCCGGATCAGGGGCCGGATCAGGGCAGGGGATCGGGCCGGATCGGGACGCCTTAACATTACCGCCTTAATCATTATTTCCCCACTCAACTTTAGGGAGGGCGTTGCCTACCACGGGGGGCGCACCACCCCCCATTGGATCGACTCTCCACACACCCCCCCTTTAAAAACTGGACGTGTTTTCAACTTGTGGTACATTCTTTGCAACATATGGCAGAGATTTCGGTTAAGAAGAATTTGACGGGGGAGACGCTTGATATGTTTCTCAACAAACTGAGCCTCGGTATCAGCATTACTGGTGCGTGTGGAGCTTGCGGGATTAGCCCTAGTCGGCTTGATAAGCTTAGGAAGGAAAAGCCTAAGCTGAACGCGCAGGTTCTGGCAGCGCAAGCACAGGCCGAAGAGGCTTTGTGCCGGAAGGTTATGGAAAGCCGCGATGGAAAGCTGGCATTGGCTTTTCTACAGTCGCGGTTCCCGCAATGGAATCAGAAGACAACTAAAAGTGACAATCAGTCCGCGCCTAGCACTATCTCGCCTGAGTTGCTATCGCAGTTGTCTTCTATTCCAGAGCGGGTGAAGACTCGCAATTAGTACTGTGCAGTACTGGGAGACTTACACGACCTACACGACCTACACGCATTCAAGTCATGCACTCCTACTAGACACACACACACACCCTATAGGGGGGTGTGTGTGTGTCTAAGTGTGCGTGATACAGAGAGGACAGAGGAGAACAGAAGAGGTATATGCCAGCGAAGAAGCCAAAGAAGCTTAAAAAGCTTATAGTGCAGCCACCACTGAAAAGGAGTGGCCCAGCACCTAAGAAGGGCAAGTATGGGATTCTGCTTCCTAAGAAGACTATCAAGCCAGTTCCAGCACCGTCCTTAGTATTGTCTCCATCTGAGAAGAAGTCTCAGAGAGCATTGGAAAGGATTGCTAGGGATAGGGATGCTTTGGAAGAGGCGAGCAAGCTTGAGAACTTTCCAGAGAACTTTTTGGGGTTAGAGACTTATCCTTGGCAAAAGAAGGTTTTGGAGTCTCTGAACGATAAGGAGTGTCAGGTTGCGTTAAAGGCGGCGAACGGGTCAGGCAAGACGAGCGTGGTAGCTGCGAGTGCGATTCTCTGGCATATGGTTCGATTCCCAGAAAGCTTAGTTGTAACGACTGCGGGTGTCTGGCGTCAGGTTGAGGGCCAGCTTTGGCCGACCTTGAAGAAGTATGTAGGGGGATTGGGGAGAGGGTGGAGAGCGACGAGCAACGAGCTTGAGTACCAGAACGGGAGTAGGGCGATTGGGTTCAGTACGAATGATGCTGGCAAGTTTGAGGGCTGGCACAGGCAGGGGCCGACAGAGAACTTGTTGATGATTGTGGATGAGGCAAAGACTGTCCCTGATCCTATCTTCACAGCCATTGCTCGCTGCCAACCTTCGCGGCTCCTCGTGATGAGCAGCCCCGGAGCCGCTGCGGGAGCTTTCTACGAATCGTTTACAAAGAAGCGTAAGTTCTGGGACTGTCATACTGTTACCGCATTCGACTGCCCTCATCTTACAAAAGATTGGATTGATACCCAGATTGAGATGTATGGGGAGAATAGTCCTCTGGTTCGCTCGATGATCTATGGGGAGTTTGTGGATGATAGTGGGGAAGGATTGGTTCTTAACCTTAAAAGCCTAGAGGAGTGTTTGCAGAATCCGCCGGAGCTAAAGATGGGAATGAAGGTTGCTTTCATTGACTTTGCAGCCGGAGGGGACGAATGTGTTTTCGCGTACAGGAATGGGAACAAGGTGATGGAGATGGTGACGTGGCGTGAAAGAAACACGAACACGACCATTGGTAAAATCATAAACCTAGTTAAGAAGCACAACCTTACGCAAGACGAGATATACGCTGATGAAGGCGGTATGGGTTTACCGCTGTGTGATGCGCTGATGGATGCGGGTTACGACATACATCGTGTTAATTTTGGTTCTAGGCCATTTGATGAGCGGTACTCTAACCGGAGTGCCGAGATGTGGCACACTGCTGCGAGGATAATTGAAAAGAGGGAAATACTGTTACCGGATGACCAGACGCTTCATCAGCAAATGGTCACTCGCAGGTCGGAGGTTAGCCGGACTGGCAAGCTGGGTCTGGAGTCGAAGGACAAGATGAAGTCCAGAGGGCTGGACAGCCCAGATAGAGCGGACGCTGTGATGGGTTGCATAGCGTGTGGTGGTGGGGTTGGGGGAAGCTGGGAGCGGTTTAACTCGATGTCTCGTCCTACATACAAGGAATTGATGGAGGAGGCTGAGTCAAGTTTTAAACAAGATTGCTTGCCAGAAGGGATGTTTGTGGGTTATTAGCGGTCAAGTAAATTTTGCATTTACAGCGGTCGGCATTAACGCCAATAAAGTCAAACGGCGAGACTTGCTTTATATGCGGCGAGGTGGGGCAAGCAGTTGCTTATGATGTTGTTTGCAAAGGTTGTGTTTGCGAGGACTGCATTAAGTTTGCGGTTGGGGCGGAAGTTGCAATGATAGCAGCTTGGTCAGGGAAGAGAGTTAGACATCCGAACAACGAGGATTTTAATGACGGCTTACGGTAAAGGTAAAAAGAAGAAAAAGAAAACAACCTACGGCAAGTAGTATGAGCAAAGAACTTTACACTGACATTGTTGAGGATGTCGCTAGTCGCGCACGATGGGAAACGCGACAATCTCTATGGTATCAGATGCGGAATGACGGTTTACGCCGCCGCCAGAAACCGTGGGCCAACGCCTCTGACTTTCATTTCCCTCTGATTGATACCACTATCAATAAACTCAAACCTGCGTTCTTCCAGCAAGCGATGGGGCTAGACGTGCTGGCTACTTTTGTGCCGATGCGTTCGCAGTTAAACGGGTTTACTACAGCGGCAGAGCATTGGTTTAGCTACAAGCTAAATGAAAAAAGCAACTACGCCTCCGAGGTGATGAGTTGGATTGACCATATGCTTGTCAGTGGTCAGGGGGTTATGAAGATTTACTGGAACCCCGACAAGAAGCAGGTTGAGTTCCAAGCGGTAGACCCAATGTATATGATCGTTCCACCGTGGACGAAAGGTCTGGATACGGCTGACCGCATCACGCAGGTCATGCCTATGAGCCTAGACCACTACAAACGTCTTGGCATTTACGACACCAGCAAAGAAACCATCGAACGCATCAAGGGTGGTAACGCTAAAGACTCCGGCATTACAGATGATCTGAAGTACGAGCGGGAGATTCGTGAGGGCATCACGCATTCTAATGACGAGGATCAGATAATTGTTTGGGAAGTCTACACTCAGGATAAGGATGGCAAGTGGTTGATGAAATGTTTTTCACCACAAGCCCCACACATTCCTTTGCGGGATGATATGGAGGTTCCGTTTGACCACGGCCAACCTCCTTTCGCTGTCACTAAGTACGAGATTACTGACGGCGGCTGGTACTCGCCTCGCGGAGTTTGCGAAGTGCTTGCACCTTTCGAGGCTTCGATGTGCAAAATCTGGAACGAGAAGATGGACGCCTTTACGCTGTTCAACAAACCGCTGTTCCGAGCCGAGCGCGACTTACCAAACAGTGTTAATTTACGCCTAAATCCCGGCCAAATCCTGCCTTTTGGCATCGCTCCAGTTCAAATGCCCAGCACTCCGATGGACTTCGATAAGGAGGTTCAGCAGACGCAAGCCATAGCCGAGCAGCGAGTCACCGTTCCCGACTATGGAATAATGGCGGACAGGGATCGCCGCACTGCGACTGAGGTCGAATCCGTTAACGCTCAAGCGCAGCAGAATATGGATTTGCGTCTGCGCCTCTTCCGTCAGGCTTTGGGGGACTTGTTCCGAATGTCTTGGGAAGTATTGCTACAGTTCGACAAGAAAAGCCTACAGTACAGGTTCTTGCAGGACAGCCTTACGGTAGACCCGATGGCACTGCACGATGAGTATCAGCTAGAGCCACGGGGCGGGATGGATATGGTGAGCAAGTCTATGCTGCTCAATAAAGCTGTGCAGCGTAAGCAGTTGTTTATGAATTCGCCTTGGATCAATCAGGTCGAGTTAGACAAGTCTATCCTAGAACTGGAAGACCCATCTCTGATTCCTCGACTGGTTCAAGACCCGAACGAGAAAGCAGCTAATGAAGTTAAGGATGAACAACAAATCCTCCCTGCCCTTTTGATTGGCGAGATGATTCCTGTCGGTCAAGTTAACGAGCATCCGGCTCGGATCGGTGTGCTAATGCAGTACATCGAGAAGGCCAGACAGTCTGGCTTGCAGATGAGTCCCGATGGGCAGCAAGCTATTATGGCTCGTATGGATCAGTTGCTCTCAGCCTACGAACAGGTTGACACAAACAACGCTCGCTCTATGCGGAAGGATGTTGAGGATTACCTGCGACAGACTGGGATGATTCCATCGGAGCAAGACCAGCAAGCCGCACAGGTTCAACAGGCAATGCAGCAAATGCAACCTCAACAAATGCAACCTCAACAAATGCAGCCTGAACAAATGCAGCCTCAACCCGCATGAAATGGTAATGAGATTTTTTAACTTTATATCTATTGCGTGGCGTCTATCTAAGCATATCCCTTGGATTGGGGAGCCTGAGTGGAAAGCGCAGGAATCCGCTGCTTTAAGGCGTTTTTTGGTGTCTGTAGAGGGGAAAAGGTTTAGGGCAGTATTACTTAATATGGTTCTCAAGCAGAACCAACAAGCAGTGTCTAGTAAAAAAGAACTTGAATTCAACGCAGGTTTTGCGAATGGTGTGAGAACAACGGTTCACACAGTGGAAGCTCTGGCAAAAGAAGTTGAGGAACCGGAAGAATTTACGTCTGATATGTTTGGGGTTGATTATCAGGCGAGTGAAAACCCCACAGCAACGTCTAGCAGATTTGGTGCGATTGTTGGACGAGGATAAGCACTAATTGGGAAGCATTATGCCAGAAGAGTCCGTCGAAATTACCGACGATCAAATGAAGGCCGCTGCCGAGCAGTTTGACGCTGCTGTAGATGCGGGTGAAACGCCTGAGTTAGAAATAGTTCAGGAAGAACCGAAAGAGGAAGTTCAAGAAGAACAACCTCAAGAGCCATCAGATGAGTCGCCGGAAGGTCAGGACTCTTCAGTACTGAACAGTACTGATGGAAATGCTGACGAACAGGTAAGTTCATTGACAGAAGGGGAGCCTCCTGAAGCCAGCGAGGAACCCGCCAAGAGTAAGTGGGCCAAGAACGAAGATCGTAAGAGTAAGACTTGGAAGGACATAAACCTCCAGAAAGAGTCGATCAAACGTGAACGTGAAGAGCTTGAGTTAGAGAAGAAAAAGATTGCTGAAAGGCAGTCTGATCTCAACGAAGGCAAGGTCTACAGGGATGACAATAATTTCTCTGCTGCGGACTATAAAGCCGCTGCGGAGAGGTTAGAGCTTGAAGGAATGGAAGGCCTAGCTAAAGACGCTTTAGAAAAAGCCGAGGCTGTTGCCGAAGAAGGCAGGAAAGCCGAAGAAGAGCAAGCCACAAGGCAAGCTGTTAGGCAGCATGAAGAAGCGTTTCTTAAAGTTAAGTCTGAGTTAGAGAGGGATGACCCCGATCTGACTAAACCTGAAACTGAATTGTTTCAAAGAACAAATCAGTTCCTGAAAGAGTATCCCGACTTGGTGTATTTGCCCGATGGCAACGGTCTGCGTCATGCAGTCAAGCTTGCTAAAATGCAAATGGGTTCTGAAAAGGCGGATGTGTTGGAAGCCCAAAACAAAGAACTTACCGAAACAAACAATAAACTGGAAAAAAAACTGTCTCTTAATGGTGGCTACACTAGCGAAAAGGTTGGCGGCGTACCCTCATTTGACGAACTGTCAACTGAGGATCAAGGCAAACTACTTTTGCAAAAAGCTTATGAGGCTGACAATGGTTAGAAC